CTCAGATATGATGTAGCACATTATCTACTCAGTAAAATGAGTAAGGGTTCTCAGTTTCAATATGCCCTAGATCGTATGATTCAACTCTGTGATCACTATGATGAAGAAGGGTTGAAAGAAATTCTTTCCGAATCAAAAACCGATATGAAAAACCATCTTAAAAAGAAAAAGTCTAAGGGTGGAGGATTTTAAATGAGCGAAAAAATTGTATGGACACAAAAACCTCTGATTTCTGATAGGGATTGTATCCTTCTCTGTTTGAAAAATGCCCCATGTGGAACAAGTAGAAAACAAGTTGAAAGACTAATTAAGGAGTATGAATAGAAATGCTTAACGTAAAATTGTTTCGTATCGTGACTGGTGAAGAAGTCATTGCAGAAGTTCTCTCTGAGGATGACAATGCTGTGACTGTTCAGAATGGTCTGGTTGTTCTTCCAACAGGTCAAAGTGTTGGGTTTGCTCCTTGGGCAACTGTAATTGATGAAGACAACCGAGAACTAATTGTATCTAAAAGTCATATTGTTTATATTGGAGAGGTTTCTTCCAGTGTCAAACAGAAGTACAATGAAATATATGGAAGTAAATTAATTACTCCCGAAGACAAAAAATTAATTCTTTGAATATGAAAAAACAAACAGTAAAACAAAAAGCACAAGTTAAGTCTAGATGGTATTACATCTTCTGGGGAACTGCTACAATGTCTGTGGTTCTTGGTCAACTTTACGTTGGAACAGGATATCGTGTTTTGCATAGAAGTATGCAAGAACTGATTAATAATGTCGATGGAGTTATTCTTCACAAAAATGATATAGATCCTTGGAATGATGTTTTATGAAATTGCTAAAAACTCCTCTTCGTTATCCTGGTGGAAAGTCTCGTGCTTGTATCAAGTTAGAACAATACTTCCCAGATCTTCGTGATTTTAAGGAGTATCGTGAACCTTTTGTTGGTGGTGGAAGTGTTGCAGTTTACCTTACTAAGAAATATCCAAACTTGGATATTTGGGTAAACGATTTGTATGAACCACTGGTCAACTTCTGGAAGACCTTGCAAGATGACGGAAAAAACCTGCACACGGAGTTGCAAGAATTAAAGTCTAAGCATCCAGAACCAGTAACTGCCAAAAACTTGTTCTTAGAATCGAAAGAAGTCTTAAACGATAATAAAGCATCACACCTATCTCGCGCAGTTGCTTTTTACATTGTCAATAAGTGTTCTTTCTCAGGTCTTACTGAGTCATCTTCTTTTAGCAAGCAAGCATCAAACTCTAATTTTTCTATGCGTGGTATTGATAAAATTCCAGCATACTCTAAACTTATTGAAAACTGGAAGATTACAAATAAACGCTATCAAGAACTTTTTACTGACGACAGATCTGTCTTTACCTATCTTGATCCTCCTTATGAAATTGGATCTAACCTTTATGGAAAGAGAGGCAATATGCATAAAAGTTTTGACCATGACGGTTTTGCTACCGTTTGTGATAGATTTATTGGACCTCAACTTGTATCTTACAACTCATCTCAACTCATTCGTGATAGGTTCAGGGGTTGGGGAGTAAGTGAATTTGACCTTACATATACTATGAGGTCAGTGGGTGAATATATGCGTGAGCAAAAAGAACGTAAAGAACTTGTGCTTTTTAATTATGGAACTGAAGGATTGGTTGAACTCAATTAACTTTACAAAAGAAGACTTATCGGAAGATACGGGTTCTTACCCCCCGTTTATCATTAATCGTTGTTTGTCTGGTCATGTTGATTGTATTCTTTTTGCAAATCAAATGAATATGCAGCACCATATTTCAAAAGATATGCAATATTTGTTTTATCTAAATAGTCTCAGGAAAAAGAAGAGATTCTCTCCCTGGCTCCGAAAAGATAAAGTCAAAGATTTAGAATGCATTAAACAATACTATGGATATAGTAATGAAAAAGCATCTCAAGCTTTGAAGATTCTTACCAAAGAACAATTAGATTTTATTAAACAACGACTTGATACTGGTGGAACTAAATGACTACACAAACAATTGAACCTAGGGTAAATTGGTCTCCCAATATGATGGTGGAGGTCACTTTAAATGAACCAGATGATTTTCTTAAAGTGCGTGAGACGCTGACTCGCATTGGCGTAGCATCGAGAAAGGAAAAGAAACTCTATCAGTCCTGCCATATTCTGCACAAGCAGGGAAGATATTTTATCGTTCATTTTAAAGAATTGTTTGCTCTTGATGGTAAGCATGCAAATCTCACGGTGAACGATGTACAGAGACGTAATCGAATCACACGTCTGCTTGCTGACTGGGGACTGATCTCAGTTGTTAAAGAAGACACTGTGCTTGACATTGCTCCATTGAATCAAATTAAAGTTCTTGCGTATAAGGACAAATCCGATTGGGTGCTGGAACAGAAATACAATATTGGTAAGAAAGGAAAACAGCAAGAAGCAGAATAAATAAGTTGTGTCTTTCGTGCGGCACACTCTACAATCGGAACACCCGTGACCCCTGCTTGACAGGGGTCTTTTTTTATGTTATAAATAGAGTGTCTCAACAGTTTAGGCTACCGAGGCAAAACTGCTATTAGCATACCGGAGGTATTAATATGGACTCAAACGTCCAATTGGAATCAGAATTCCAACGTAGAGGGTTTGGTAAAATCCTTGATCTCAGAGACGAGACTCTAAAAAATCTACCAAAACCAAAACAAAAACACGGAAAATTTGTTAAGTTTTCGTTTCTAGACCTTAGCAAAGTCAAAGAAGACGATCAAGATTACTGGAACGTTGCTGTTAGAGATGAACAGAATACTCCTGTTCGTATTGAGGCAATGCAGCAATCCTATGTCACTTATGGGTGGCTCTATTCTGAATTTCCACCTTGTGTTGGAACAGATGGTCGTCCTAGAGATGGTAGGACACGTATTCTTGCGGCAAAGAAATCGGGTGAAAGATGGATGATTGTTGCCATCTTTTCATACGAGGAAACAAACAATCCTGTAACCGATTACATCTCTGATTCTATCGCTTGTCAACAGCGTCCTGCATCTACTGGTGTGACAATGAATGATCTTGTTGCAGCAGGTCTTGCTTGCATTGATGCTGGTGAATGTGAACCAGAAAAATCTGCTATCGAAAACTTAGTCTACAACGAATTGGAGGCAGAAAAGTTTTTCTCTAATATTAGTGGAAACATCACTAAGATTGTTAACCAAATTCTTAGTTCTCTTGACGAAGAAGGAGGAGTTGGTGGAACTACCGTTCGTCGTAGTCGTGATGAGTGGATTGAGTGGTTAGAGAAAGCAGGTTATCCTGAGGGAACTTATATTCTTCTTTCAGTAGACAACCCAACCTATGCTATGCGAGCATGGTGTCAACACTTGCTACCTTTCTTTTCCAAGAAAAAGGGTAAAGCAAGTATCATACTCTACACCAATGCAAAAACTGGTGAAAAAGCAAGAACTCTTATGAACACATTCGCTGAGGATCTTGGTTATTTTTATTCTTCTTCTTTTTCCATGGTTAACAGGGCACAAAGTGCGGTTGAGGTAAAAGTTGCAGATCCTGCTCCTTTTGTTATTGAAGGTGCCATCCCTCAAATTATGGATGAGCATGATATTAATAGTCGTAAATTAATTAAAATTGACGAGTATTGATAACCGAATAAAAAATTACGGGGTTCCACACCCCGTTTTTTTGTATATGTTGTATAATTAGTAGTGTCAGAGGAGAGGGGGTTTGACTCCCCCTTTGACGCCAAAGGATGCCTTCGGGGTCCACACAACACACTCTCGCTTAATAAGGAGAAGTCAAATGACTAACTTAATGAAGTTTAATGCTGCCGATTTGGATCAGTTGATGGATAAGATCACCCGTAATTCTATCGGGATTGATGACTATCTAAACAACGTCTTCCATACCCAAACACAAAGTAACTATCCCCCATATAATGTTGTACAATTAAACAATACAGAGACTAAACTTGAGATTGCTCTGGCTGGTTTTACAAAAGATGAAATCAAAGTTTATACAGAGTATGGTAAACTCACAGTCAAAGGGGAGAAAGAGGCAACCACCGAGGAAGGTCAATACCTTCATAAGGGACTTGCCCATAGGAACTTTGAAAGATCATGGACACTTGCTGAGGGCACGGAAGTAACTGACGTGACTTTTGAAAATGGACTTCTCACAGTGGTTGTGAAGAAGATTGTCCCCGAACACCATGCTCGTAAGGATTATCTCTAAATAGAAACGGCTACCTTGTTAAATATCGTCGCCGCAGAGGGGCAACTGGCAAAATCCAGTTGACGCCCCTCTTTTTTCTTGGTAGAATACTCTTGAAGTCAAAATGTCTCATGGCACCAAAGAAGAAAGAGTATGTCGATGTAGTCCTACCCACCTCTGGTGATGGTGTTGACTATGAGGTAGTCAGTCGCAAGGTAACCGAGAACGCACATCGTCAGTGGCCTGATGTTAAAGCAGACCCTTATGATGAGGTTGTAGAGATTAGGAGAAAAACATGTTATGGTAATCCCGATGAGGTGTTTGAAACATTTGAGACGGTGAGATATCGTAAATATCATCCTGTTCCCGATCCTGTTGCTCCTGTTGAGGTTAAGGTTGAGAAAAAAGTAAAACCAGAAGTTAAGGTAGAATCATGACTATTAAATTAATGTTGCTTAAGTCGGGTGAAGATATCATCACTGACGTTTCTGAAATGTGCGTGGGCACAGAAGAAAACAAACGAGTCATCGGTTATTATATGAATCGACCATGCATTGTTAAAATGGTCAATCCCAATGTAATTAAAGAGGACTCTAAAGAAAAGAAAGCAGGATATGAAGTTACCATGTTCCCCTGGGTTCCACTGACTCCAGATGAGGACATTCCCGTTCCTGCTGACTGGGTGATCACAATGGTCAATCCAACAGAAAAACTAAAAGAAATGTACATCGAAGACATCGTTAACTATGGAAAAGATAATCAAAGCAATTCTGCTGACAAGCAATCAAATTCTAATCAGTCAGATTGACGAAATTGGAGCAGACATTGGACAACCAGATTGTAAGTTGACCAATCCGTTTGTTCTTCAAAAAGATGGTACACTGGAACCATGGTTAATTTCTGTGTCTCGTCAGGACATTTTCATGATCAGTTCTGATAAGATTATTACTCTTACAGAACCCATGCCCACCCTAGTTGAAAAATACGAAGAGCTTACCAAGTAATGCGTTTCTATACTAATGTTCAGTTGATTGGAAATCAGGTCCTCGTCAGGGGAGTTGATAATGGAAAAAGGTATGAACATCGTGATGAATTTTATCCAACACTGTTTGTTAGATCTAAGAAAGAATCAAAATATAAAACTCTTAATGGCGAATCTGTTGAACCAATTAAACCTGGTCAGGTAAGAGATTGCCGTGAATTCTTCAAGAAGTATGATGAGGTCGATGGATTTCCTATTTACGGGAATGATCGATACATCTATCAGTATATCTCTGAGAAGTATCCTGAAGATGAAATCAAGTTTGATATCAGTCAAATCAAACTGGTAACTCTTGATATTGAGACAACTGCAGAGAGAGGATTCCCTGACGTTGAATCAGCATCTGAGGAAATCCTTGCTATTACCATTCAAGACTACACCACCAAACAAATTACCACATGGGGTGTTAAACCTTTCGTTAATAAACAGAAGAATGTAACCTATCGTTACTGCTCAACAGAACATCAACTGCTCAGTGATTTTATCAATTACTGGATGCAGGATGTTCCTGATGTGGTGACTGGTTGGAACATTCAATTGTTTGATATCCCATATATCTGTAAGCGCCTCAACAGGGTGCTTGGAGAGAAGTTGATGAAGAGATTCTCCAACTGGGGTCTTGTCACTGAAGGAAAGATTTATATTCAAGGTAGAGAGCATGTCACCTTTGATGTGGGCGGATTAACGCAACTAGATTACTTGGATCTTTACAAGAAGTTTACGTACAAAGCACAGGAGTCGTATCGTCTTGACTACATAGCTGAGGTGGAGTTAGGTCAAAAGAAACTAGATCACTCTGAGTTTGACACCTTTAAAGATTTCTATACGAAAGGGTGGCAGAAGTTTATTGAATATAATATCGTTGACGTAGAACTTGTTGACCGACTGGAAGACAAGATGAAACTAATCGAACTTGCTTTGACCATGGCATATGATGCTAAGGTCAACTATGCAGATGTGTTTTATCAAGTTCGCATGTGGGATAATATAATCTATAATTATTTAAAGAAGCGGGATATTGTTATCCCTCCTAAGATCAGGTCTGACAAAAACGAAAAATATGCGGGGGCATATGTCAAGGAACCGATTCCGGGAAAGTATGATTGGGTGGTGTCTTTTGACCTTAATAGCTTGTACCCTCATCTTAT